TCGCCCACGGTGCCGAGGGCGGCGTTGTGTTCGGTCGGGATGACCGGCAGACCCATCAACTCGCCGTAGGGCCCAAACAACGGGTTGGTTCCCGGCGGATGATAGAGCAGCACGACGGCCGGGACTGCGCTTCCCGAGCCTTGCGCCGGCTGTTGCAGGTTCCAGACTTGCGGGATGGTGGACTGGCTGATGAACCAGGCCGCGCCGGGAATCTTCGGTCCGCCCTCGGGCGTGAGGTTCTCACTCGAGTATGCGGCGATGGTGTTGCGCAGGCCAGGGAACCAGAACTGCGCCATCATGGCGATGACGTCGGTGCCGGTGATTATGTTGGCCGTCGCCCCCGGGCTCAATGCCTGGAAAGCTGCGGTCTTGAAGATGCCCGCCGGCTGCCCCGCCCCCGAACCCTGGAAGATCGCGTCTTCGGTGCGGAACGCGATTTCTGTCGGCAGGTTCTGCATGATCCAGGACTCCAGAGCCGCTACGTCATCGAGCAGTTCGTCGGTGGCATAGAGCAGCGCCGTCAGCTTGTTCAGCACCAGTTCGATCCGGCGGAACTTGGGACGGCTGGAGAGGAACGTGTCGGCTTCGTTCTGCCAGTACGACAGGATGCCGCCCATACGCGATCCATCCGCCCGGCTGTCTTCGTCCACGATCCGCAGCACCATGCGGTTGGAGTTGTTCGAGATCGGCTGCCGCGAACACCGCCGCACGATTTCTCCGGTCTGGTAGGTGCGCTGATAGATCCTGTCCGAATAGTCGGCGTTTACCAGGAAGCCGCCTTCGGACGGGACTGCTTCGTTCAATGCGCCGTCGGATCCGCCGGCAGCCTGGAAGCGACCCTTTTCGTCGAAGTCGCCGTACAGCGAAGCCAGCCGTGGGTCGGTGCGTCCGCCGCGACCGGCGCGGGCCACCGCGGCCATCATTTCACCCATCGACTTAAATCCGTTGGTGGGCTTGTTGTCGTTTGCCGGACGTCCGCCGGCGTTGCGCTCCGCTTCGAGCACCTTAGTGCTCTCGTCAATCATGGCGGTCACGCGATCGAGATCCTTGCGCTGCGCCTTGACCGCTTCCATGTTTTTGTCGAACGTTGAAGCTTCGTCGACCGTGAGATCGCGCTCTGCGGCTTTTGCCTTGTCGTAGATGGCCTGGTTCGCCGCCAGCAGAGGCTCGACCTTCGATTCGATTTCGAGCTTGCGTTGGCGAAGGGCATCAATACTGATCTTCATATCCGTTTCTCCTTCGTAGTTTTGAAATGCTTTCTCGGTTTTGAAATGCTTTCTCGCTTGATGTCCCACCAGGGCGGCGGTGGGCGGCCTGTTGCTTGACCGAAGCCAGCAATCGAAGGATTGCGGTCTGCGGGGCATGAAAAAGCCCGCATCGGCGGGCATCCTTCATGGGCCGAGGCAACGCTCGGCCAGAAATTGTGTGTGTGTTCTTTTTTCTCTCTCTCGCTTTTTTCCCTACAGCAGATCGAGCGAGCGGCGCCGCGCTTCTAACTTCTGTTTCCAATCGAGCGCGGCCACGTCTGGCATCTCGTCGGCCCGCGGATCGTGCGCGCAATTCTCGTCGGCACAAACTTCGTTCGAGCATTCTTCACAGTTGTCGGCGCGGCAAGCTTCACACTTGCACTCGCAGTTTTCGTCGTCGCTATCTGGATCGTTGTCCGGGTCATTATTCGGGGCATCGGGCAAGGGGGAATGTTTCTCGTCCATCTGGTCGTCGACGAACAGCGCGGCTGAAGTCATGCCGCGTTGGGAAGCGGGCTTCGCTCCCAGTTTCGCGAGCGTCTGATCAAGCGTGCCCACTCGATCCGCCATCCCCTGCTTGACCGCTTCTGTTGCCATCACCATGCGGCCTTCGCCGAATCCCGCCTTCACCGTTTTCTGATCGGTGTTGCGTCCTTTCGCCACCGCTTTGGTAAACAGGTCGTAGTAGGCGTCGACGTCGGCCTGCAGCGCCTGTCGCGCCTCATCAGACAGTGGTTCGTAGGGATTGCCTTCGGTTTTGTATTTGCCGGCCGAGATCAGGCTGACCTTCACGCCGTAAACCTCCAGCATCTTCGACATGTCTTCGTGGGAGGCGAACACTCCGACCGATCCCACACATCCGGAAGGCGTGCAGACCAGCTCACTGCATTGCGAGAGCAGCCAGTAAGCGGCGGAAGCGGCCATGGAGTTCGAGACGCCGACGACGGGCTTGATCTTGTTGGTGCGCGCAATCTCGTCCGCCAGTTCGGGGACTCCGTCGACAGTTCCGCCGGGTGAGTCGGCATCGATCACGATCGCCTTCACGCTGGGATCGGCCGCGGCGGCGCGCAGCCACTGCGTAAAGCGTTCGGTCGAAATCCCTCCGGAGGCCTCCGCCAGCATGCCCATGCGATGCGAGATGGTTCCGGTCAGAGGCAGCACGGCAATCGTGGATCCGTCTTTGGTGCGAGGCGAACCAGACGCCGCTTTGCCGGAGCTCGCTTCGATCGCGGTGGATCCGGCTGCGGTGTGATATTCCGGCGGCTCTTTATCGAACTCTTTGTAGTGCGCGGCCAGATGGTCGTAGACGGCTTTGCGATCGCCGGAAGGAATATCGGCTCCGCCGCGCGAGCCGAGCAGCGCGCCCATGGCGGCTTTCACGCCGCCCCACACAACCGTCAATTTGTCATTCTTCACGTCGTGATGCGGAAGTTTGTAGGAGCCGAAGTCTTCCGCGTTCGCGGAGTCGTACCAGGCAAAGCCTTTGCGATATTTCGCCCAGTCGATTTTGTCTTTGTCGCCGGATCCGTCAGACGAGGCCCACTTGGCCAGGCGATCGCGAGCCGCGGAGCCATCCCATTCCGCGGAATCGTCTTTGGGTCCGCTTTCGTGCGGGACCGCGCCGGCAAACAATTCGTGATTCACGTCGAGCAGGTAGGGATTACGCACCGCACGTTTGACCAGGGCAATCTGTTCAGCCGAAACTTCGCCGCCCGCGGCCTTCAGCTGCAGGAAGGATTGAATCGAGGCAAACTTTTCGAGCGTGATCGCCCACACCGCACGATGAAAGGCGGCGAGAATGTGTCCGTACTTCAGGGATGAATCTTTCTTCATGCGGACTCCTTTTGTTCTGGATCCTTGTTAGTGGACAGCGACTCGCGGCTTGTCGGAATGCAGCGCCATCCGGGCCAGGGTTGCGGCTCCCGAGTGTTCGATGAAGCTGACGATCTGTTCTCGCGCCGATTGTCCCGCCCAGCTGGGCGTGCCGTAGGTTCCAATCAGTGCACGACGATGTTCGTCGAGGTAGCGGTTAGCGCTGGCCAGCGGAATGGCCATGGTCTCGGAGACGATGGGAGCGAGATCCGCGTAGAGTTCCTCGATGTCGCGCTCGAAGCGAGCGGAATTCAGAAGTTTGCGTACCTGCTTGGCTTCGCGGCGAACCAGGCGTCCAGCCGCGCGCAGTGCGATCGCTCGCAGGCGCTTCGTGCCGGCATTTCCCTCGGTGATCTGATCGGTGCCATCCTGCGGAGTTTCCGCGTCGCCGCCGAGTTCTTCTTGGTCCTGGCCTTGCGTGTCTTCCTCCTGCGGCAGATCGTCATCGAGCATTCCGTGCTTGCTCACTGATCGGGTTTCCGCCTGGCTCACGGTTTCGAGATTCACCGGCACTAGCAGTTCGCCGGCTTGTCCGCCGATCGGATTCTTGCCTTCCGACGCCCGGATCTCGTCGCGCGTCTGCCAGGTGAGGGATTGCGAGTAAGCTTCATAGCGGCTCTTCATGTCGCCGCGGAACAATGCATCCATGTTGAAGACGACGTAGTAGTCGCCGGCAGAGGATTCGAAGGCGCGCAGCGAGTCGACGACGTCCATGTCCAGACGCCGTTCCATGCGGATCACGCGCGGGCGGATGCAGTCGGTGGCGAATTCGATATTTTGTTGTTCGATGTTGGAAAAAGTCCCTTTAGACAGGTCTCCGACTTTGTGCGGCGGCACTCTCCACGCTCCGCAGACTTCTGTTCGCGTGGCCTGTGACGCCTCTATCAGCTGCGAATCTTTGTTAGTCAGGCCGAGGGCTGTGATCTTGGCACCCGGCGGCGGAGCGAATACCTTGAAGGCGCCTTCGCCGGAGAACTTCTCCGAAATGGAGTTCACCATCTGCTCGCGGGCTTCGTCGGTCATCTTCACCGTCTCGATCGAGAGCGAGGGAATCGCGCTGTTGTGGAAGTAGCGCGCGCGGTGCTGCTGCTGGGCCAGGCCCACGCCGATCGTTTCCGCCAGCGCGCTGACCGTCGAAATTCCCATGATGCCGTCGTAGCTCATTCCGCGAATGTGAAGAATCTCGTCCTGCGAATAGCGATCAATTTGTCCGGTGGAGTAAGCGGTGACTTCATAGCGCAAACGATTATTCGGCAGTAGATAGACCCGCACGCGATCGGGATGCAGGGGAATCAGCTGGTCGATGGCGCGGCCGTTGCCGGAAACCTTGAGCGCGTAAGCGTTGCCGCGGAGTTCGAGATGCACCTGCAGCATCTCGAAGAATTCCATCGCGGTCTGCCAGGGATTCGGCCGCAGAAATAGTTCATACGCGGGGTGATCGCTGGCGAGATCTCGTCCGCCCGATTTGTTCTCCCGGTAAATGCCGAAGGGAAGGGAGCCGACCGTCTCCGAGCACACCCGGCTGCAGGCAAATACCGCGGCAAGCCTAGTGGCCGTCGCCGGCGAGACCATCGGTCCGGCTTCGCTGCGATAGCCGAGGCCGTGGTACCAGTAATCCGAATCGGGCGAGGGCGAGCCGACGATGCCCAAGCCAACATCCGCGCGGAACGAGGCGTTGCGCAGAAAGCTGCGGAACTGTGTCGCGATGCCCAAGATGTTTTTAGAACGCTCCTCGCCGTCCGAAGAATCCGAACGCACCCAACACCAGCCCGCCCAACACGAGCGCGGAAGGCCAGTGAATACAGGCAATGCCGCCCACGAAGAGAACGAAGCCAATGAACATAAACAGGGCGGGGAAGACGTTGCCTTCGCTGTAGCGGCTCATGCTCGTGTGCTTACGACCAGGCCATCCAGTCCATCCGGCGTGTGGCCAGCGCGGACTCGATACATTCCTTCGCGAATTCTTCCGGCGTGACCCGCGGCTCGTCCCGCATGTAGCTGTCGGCGGCAGCGTCGACCAGCTCCAGATAGAGCTCTTCGCGAAG